ATGCCCACCCCGACCGAGGAGATCGAGACGCTCCGCCAACGCCTCAAGTCCGGCGAGCGCACCGTCCAGTTCGACGCCGACCGCCGCCACCTCCGAAAGATGAGCGACAATATCCAGCTCGTCCCCTCGGAGATCGGCGACCACCGCCACCTCAAGATCCTCCGACACTGCGCCCGGATGGCCGCGCTCGCGCCCCCGCCAAGCGTCGAGGACTTCCGGGAAAACGATGAAGCCGACCCCGCTGACGTCGCCACCGAGGAGGACGTCGAGGCCCTCCTCGAAGAGCACGGCCTCTTCGGGCTCACCCTCGACTACCGGGCCGCGGCCGAGGCGGTCGTGCGCTGGATCCACCACCAGTACGACAACGAACACACGAATCAGGACTACCGGACCGCCCTGCGGTCGTTCGGCCGCTACCGCCTCAAGCAGGACGAGCCCCCGGACTCGCTGGCCTGGATTCCGACCGGGACGAGCAACGACTTCAACCCCGTCCCGAGCGAGCGCGACCTCCTCCGGTTCGAGGAGGACATCCAGCCGATGCTCGACGCCTGCCACAACCCCCGCGACCGCGCGCTCATCGCCGTCCAGTTCGAGGCTGGCCTCCGCGGCGGGGAGCTGTGGAACCTGCGGGTCGGAGACATTTTCGACGCCGAGCACTCGGTCGGTATCCACTCGGACGGGAAGAAGGGCGAAAAGCCCGTCCACCTCGTCATGAGCGTCCCGTACCTCCAGAAGTGGCTGAACGAACACCCCGCGGGCGGTGACGACCAGGCCTACCTCTGGACGAAGCTGAACTCGCCCGAGCGACCCTCCCGGAAGACGTGGTACGGCTACTTCAAGGGCCCCGCGGAGCGCGCGGGCGTAACGAAGGACGTCGACCCGACGAACTTCCGGAAGTCCAACACGCGCTGGCTGATCCTGCTCGGAATGAGCACGGCCCGCATCGAGGACCGCCAGGGACGCAAGCGGGGGAGTGAGCACACCGCCCGCTACATGGCGCGGTTCGGGGCCGAGAGCAACGAGAAGGCCTACGCGCGCCTCCACGGTATCGAGGTCGAGGGCCAGGAGGACGAGGTCGAGGTCGGGCCCGTCGAGTGTCCGCGGTGTCATCGCGAGACGCCCCGGCACGAGGATTTCTGCGTCTGGTGTAATCACGCCCTCAGCTTCGAGGCGACCGAGCAGATTGGCGCGGTCGAGGACGAGGTCGCGGAGTCCATCGCAGACTCGGCGGATCCGAGCATCGAGGACCTCACGCCCGAGGACATGCTCGAGATGCGCGAGGCGATGGAGGAGCACCCCGCCCTCAAGCAGTTGTTCGCGTCGATGCTGTAGCTCAGTCATCGCGATCACCGTCCTCGTCGTCGACGTAGTCGAGGACGCGCTGGGCGCGGTCGCTAAGCGAGACGTCAGCGCTGGCGACGCGCTCGATGAGGTCGCGATGTTCTTCGACGAGGTCTTCGGGGTCGTCAGTGTCCGGTACGTCTGTGTCGTTGGGGGAGATGCTGGGGGCGTTACTCATCAAAAAATCACCGTCCTGGGGGGTTGGTTCTCGAACGATACCGCTCGCGAGCGACTGCGTGGAGTTTTCCGCGCGCTCGCCGGTCCCGTCGCAGCGGATGCAGTCGATCAACTCAGTCATCAGCCACTTCCTCGCGAGCCGTCGCTCGCGTCTCTTCGTCGACGCCACGCAGCGGATGGGGGTCGGCCGCACCCTCGAATTCGGCGTGATTCCGGATGCGAAGCTCTTGGAACGCGAGGTAGTGGACCGCCGACATCGGGCCGGACTGGTCGGCCATCAGCTGATAGCGGTAACTCCACGACGCCCGCGGCGGCCGCCAGACGTGCCGGGCCCGTTGAACGACCTCGGCGACCTTACTCAGCAGCATCGGCCACCTCCTCGACGACGGCGAAGTCGTCGAACTCGTCGCCGCAAAGCCCGCACTCGAAGCCGCCGTCGCGGAGGTTCGCGAAGCCCTCGAAGTGACAGCACGGGCTGACGCGGCCGCCCGCCTGCCGGGGTGAAGAGAACCGCTGGATGGCGTCGTGAACTGCTGGTCGAAGCCGCCAGCGGTGGGCTTCGGCGTCCTCGTCGTATTCGACCTGTTCGAACAATTCGTTCTCCCGGAACCGGTCGAACATCTCGCGGGTTTCCGGCGGGAGGTCGCGCTGGAGGAACGTCTCCTCGGGACCGGGGATCAGTTGCACTCGGCGGAGATACGAGCAGACGAGCTGGGTGGTCGACCGGTGAAGGCCGGAGACCTTCGGCGAGTTGTCGGGGTCGGTGCTCACACGGACCCCTCCTGTTCGTATCCAGTGTCCGGAACGAGGATGTCCGCGTCCGCGCCGGAGCGGTAGATGCAGGTCGCGCTCTTCGGGAGCCAGCAGCCACGCCGACCTTGGCGGGCGTAGTAGGCCGCGCCCGTTTCGCGGTCGGCGACGAACTCGGCGATGAACACGCAGTCCGTGTCGTCCTCCGAGTCGAGCACCTTCTCCTCGGCGAGCGGCCGGGGGAGATAGAGGACGTCCACGTCGGCGGCGGCGGTTCGGTCGAGTGCCCGAGCAATGGCGTTGGCGGCCGCCAGCCCGAGGTGGTCGTCGCTGACGAGGTCGTGATAGGTCTCGACGGGAATGACTTCAGGCATTGTTCATCCTCGTAGTGGTCTCGCGATTGCAATTCTGGCAGGTGCTGACGCGGTACGGTTCGCGGGAGAACTCCGCGTTCTCGTTGTGTTCGCTCTCGGTCCGCATCTCGACCGACACCTCGTGGGGTGTCCGGCGGTCGCAGTCCTCGCAGTCCTCGCGAAGCTCGTCGGTCCAGTTCACCGCCGACATCAGGCGGTCACCTCCTCCGACCGAGCATCCTTCACGACCTTGGGTAGCTCGGGGTACTCGCGGATTTTGCGAGCCTCGGTGACGCCGGGCTCGACCTCGACCGAGAGGTCGACCCCACGCTCGGGGTAGCGCGCGCTCGACTGCTTGAAGTGGAACGCGACGTCCGCCTCGCGGCACTGCCGGCGGAGGTCGTCCGCCCAGCGGTGATCCATCTCGCGGCGTTGCGCCTTCGGCCCGGTCTCGCCGCCGACCACTGCCCAGTCGATGCCCGAGAGGTCCACGTCGCCGATCGGCTCGATGAGGGGCTCGAACGACACCCAGCGCGTCGCGACGTCGGCCTCGCGGAGCTGGTCGATTCGATGCGTCGTATCTGGGAACTGGCCGCCGGGCCCACTGCCGACGGAGGTGCCCAGCCAGACGTTCTCGGGGAAGTCGAGGTCCCACTCGGCCGCGTTCTGCGGGCGCTTGGTGAGCGAGATGAACACCTGTTCGGGATGCTCGCCGCAGACGTCGAGGACGCGCTGGGCGAAGTCGGGGCCGACCTCGCGGTGGTAGAGGTCGCCCATCGACACGACGAACACGCGACCGGGCCCTTTCGGGTAGGTGTAGCTCGCGGGCTCGTCAAGGCGGTCGCCGTGGCAGGTGACCACGCTCGGGGCGTTCTCTTGGATCCACTCCTCGCCGGTGACGTGCTCGGGTGGCTCGTCGCGGGCGGATTGGCGGAGTTCCATGGTTTCCGCCCAGCAGTTCCAGCACTCCGGGCCAGCATGCGAACAGCCGGTGACGGGGTTCCAGGTGTAGTCAGCCCAGCTGATGTTCGTCGTCTGCATCAGCTCGACACCTCCTCGTCGCGATCAGTATCCGTGTCTACTGAACGCCCGAACTCTTCTTGCGACATGGACGTTTTCAACTCTAACCCGACCGAGTCAGTGAACGCCCACCTGAAGACTTCGATGGTGTTATCGTCGTTATCAACCCGTTCTAACGTCGCTTCTGCCGGGCCTGTTCCAACGACGATGTATTCGTTACCGTCGAATTTCACCCGGTCGTCCAACTCCAAATCGTCGGGCCATACACGGGTATCGCTCATGCGTCGACCACCTCGTCAATGCAGCTGGGACAGAGACGGTCAAACTCCCCCGTTCGGTCGAGGAGACGCCGACCGTCTTCGTCCTCGCACCTGTCGCACGCGGGGTCTTCGTCGGTCGCAGGACGATAGTGGCCTCCGCAGTCGTGGCACGGGCCGAACGGCTGAGAGGATACGATCTTTTTGCAGCCTGTGCAAATCCAGCCGTACCCTCGCTCGCGGTTAGTCCCGGTCGTCGACTGACCACCGTCGGTCACCAGTCCGTCGCCGAACTGGCTGTCGGCGTGGTAGCGGACCTCGACGTCGTCGCCGAACCGGACGTCCCACTCGACTGGATTGTCGGCGTCGACGACGTCGAGCGGATTACTCCACTCGTAGGTCTCGATGGCGAGTTCGACTGCGTCGCCCGGCGAAATCGCGGCGACGGTCTCGCGGCTGATCGGCGCGACTCCCTGCACGCTCACGTCGCTCCCTCCGTTGCGAACGCGTCGAAGTCGCTCGGCGGTTCCTGGAGACCGAAGCTGCCCGTGATCTCGACGCGGGCCGCGGAATGTTCGATGGTGTGGAGTTCGAACCCGGAGAGGCTGACGCGGTCATGGGTCGCGGGCTTGATAGCCGCCTCGAGTGCGGTACGGAGGTCGTCGTCGACGTCGTCGCTGCGGCGGTAGCGCTGGGTCTCGCCGTACTCGCAGTCGGCCGCGTCGAGGAGTTCCTGAACGCGCTCGTCACCCGACGGGAGGTCGAAGACGATTTCGGGCCCGTAGGTGGACACGCTTACTCACCTCCGTTACCCTGGAGTTTGCCTTTGAACGAGTTCATGAGGCGCTGGAGTTGCTCGGCGATGAGCTGGACGCCGTCGTTGGTCAGCTCGTAGTGGTTGGTGCGCTTGTCGAGTTCGCTCTTCTCGACGAGGCCGTGCTCGACGAGGGTGTCGAGGTTGGGGTAGAGGCGGCCGTGGTTGACCTCCTCGCCGAGCCATTCGTCGGTTTCGAGGATGTCCTTGATGGCGAGTCCCATCGCGCCCGCGGGGGCGCGGCCGTCGTACCGGCCGCGCTGGCAACCGCGCAGAACGAACAGGATGTTCGTCTGGAACGCGGTGAGGTCGGTATCCGAGACGGCCTCGCTGGCGTTCTCGAACTCGAAGCCCGAGTCGTCGGACTCCGTTTCGGCGTCGGCCTGTGCGGCGGTCATCGCGACCCTCCCATCGAGACCGTGCGGCCGCAGGTCGTGCAACGCTCTTCGATCACGGCCTTCCCGCGAGCGTCGGTCCGGCCGTAGCGTCGGGTCCGTGGGTGCGAGCACCAGATGCCGACGTAGCCGCCGTCGGCGACGATTTGGTCGCCGCGGTCGATGGACTGGGTGCCAGCAGGGTTATCCGGACTGGATGAGAACTGTTCGATTGGACGGGACTCCTGGGGTGAATGTTCTCCCGTCTGTGCATCCGCGATGGCACGCGGGTGCGTTTTCTGAGAGGCCCCCGCTAGGGAGTCGTTACTGGTTCGGTCGCCAGCGCGGCGACGGGTTGCTTCCGCTGTTCGATGGGCCTTATTCTTAAGACCCCTGATAGTGTCGTTCGACATGGCTTCTAAACTCCCTTGGTGGGATTGGAAGCCAAGTCCGACGTGCTTGTGACACGTCGGGCACCTTTTGACGGCACCCGAGAGGACTTGCTTCCAATTGGACCCTTTTACTACAGGCCTATAATGTTACCGGTGGTAGCACCCACAGTGGAGGATGCCGATAGCCCTATTTGGGATGCTACCAACAGTATCATGTATGACCCGCTTTTCGGATAGGATGATGCTGCTGCAGCTCCCGACGGACCAGTTGATTCTCGAGGAGCTGCAGGACGGTCGGAATCTCGGTGCGAACATCGCAGAGGAGATCGACCGACATCGAAAGACGGTGACTAAGCGCCTGAACCAACTCGAAGACTACGAGCTCGTTGAGAACATCGGCAGGGGAGTCTACGAAATCACCCTGCGCGGCGAAATTGCTCTTGAGCATATCGACGAGTACGACAGAGACACGACAGAGTTGGAAGAGCTCATCGAAGAGGAGTACGAACAGCGGAGTCAAGACTGACCCACTGCGAGCGAACTCGCCCCGGTCGAAGACTCGGACTGACACCATTCTCGTCTATGCCCGCTGGAGTCTCGCGACGATGTCGTCCATCCAGTCCGGGACCTCGACGTCCGCCAGTTCGCCGTCGGCATTCCACGTCGTGACCACGGTGATGTTCCCTGCCCGTGTGATGTTGAGCCGCCACTTCGGCCCGTCCTCGGCGCTGATGTCGACGCGCGTGCCGCCGTTGGCGAGCGGTTTGATGGGCTTTACGGCCACCTCGGTGCCATCGTAGGCTTCGAGTTTTCGCATGCTCTCAGGCATACAGGTCAGCCAAGGAACCGCTACCTCTTATAAAGAGGTTGTATTTCCGGCATCCACGTCGTCGAGATCGAGCAGTGGCTCCACCGACGCATCGACCACCCGATACACGCGATTCTGCGGGTCCCCCTCGAACTCGATCAGCTCGTACTCCGTGAGCTTCGCCAGTTTGTTCCGCCGCGCCCGCCGGCCAATCGGCATCCGCTCCCTGCCCAAGTAGATGTCCTCACGAACATCGTACCGGTCATGCAACTCGCCAGCAGGGAGTTCACCAGCCTCGTGCAGGAGCCCATAGAGGACGTGGTGGTGGATGGTGAGCGAGTACAGGTTCGACTGGCGAATCCGATGCTGGGCGCGCTCGTAGGCGTCGTCGATGTCGCCGTCCCGGATGCGAGCGTGGTCGCGGTCGAACGCGATCTCGGCGGCCGAGCGAAGGACCTGGATCCCCGAGCGGGCGACGCCCGCCACTTCGTCAGCAATCGCCCGCAGTTGGTCGTTGGTGACCGTGTTCGGTCGGAGGCCGACGTTCGCGCGAGCGCGAAGAATCGACGAGAGTTCATCGACGCGGTAGCGCCCGAGCCGGATGGGGCCCGAGACGCGTCGGCGAACCGTCTCGGGGGCGCGAGCCAGCCAGCGCTGTGGGTCGTGGACAACGGCGACGAACGAGACGTGGGAGAGGTCCGAGAGGACGTCGAGGAGATCGGTTTCGGGGAGCGAGTCAGCCTCGTCGAGAACGAGAAGATAGGGCTGGTCGATGGTCTCGCGGAGGCTGGTGCGGAGGTCATCGATGGATGCGTCGCTGGGGGTGGTGTGCTGGCTGGGGTAGTCCTTGAGGGCGGTCTGGAGTACGTCGGCGGTGGTTTCGCCGAGGCAGGGGATGTGGGTGTGGGCGACGGTGGCGAACTGGTCGAGTTTGCCGAGGGTGTGGCGGGCGAGGGCGGTCTTGCCGACGCCGCTGGGGCCAGCGAGGAGGACGTCGTCGGCGGGCTGGCTGGCGAGCGCGGGGTCGAGTGTGCGCGAGAGCGCTTCGACTTCGCCTTCGCGGTGCTTGAGTTCCCGCGGGAGGTGGTCGTCCCGGAATACTTGGGGATTTGTTATCATTCACCCCGAAGTGATGGATGCTGGGTTTATAAATAATTGCGGCAATTCCGGCGGTCGAATCAGCTAACTCAAAGACCGACTTTTATACACGTCTAACGGATAGTAACTATAGTCAGGGGGTTAGGCGTCAGTTACCTGCCGACGATGGACACCAGCGAGTGGGCACGCCTCGTCGTGGACGATTTCGAAGAGATCCTCGTCGGCGTTCCCACAGGTGCAGACGAACCCGAGGACCTCGCCCTCGCAAAGCCCGCCCCGGCCTTCGGTTTCAGCACTCTCGATGAGGAAGAACTCGGTGTCCGGTCGGAGTTCGGGCGACGGGTCGTCTGGATCCGGTTCGAGGCCGTCGTAGTGCTGGCGGCCGTGCTCGCCGGCGAGCGAGCAGTCCTCGGCGTGCCAGATCTGCTCGCGCGTCTCATCGGTCTGCCGGCACTCCGAGCAGAGGTATCCGACGACCTCGCCCGCATAGTAGTCCGGCGGATGTGACTCCGTCACGACGAGCCGTTGGATTTGGGTGCTGTCGAGATCCTCACGCCGCACCTTCATCGCTCGGCCCTCTCCGTCCAGCCCGCGGCCTCGTGTCGGCCGCGCAAGTGCTCGATGACGTCGAGGCCCTCGCCGGTCGCGTACGCGATGTCGAGCCGGATTTCGTCCGGGTCGCGGTTCCAGCGACTCATACTGCCCTCCCGATCACCTGGAACAGGTGTCGTGCTCGGTCGAAGAGCGTTGGTCCGTGGTGGGCAGTGCGTAGCTGGCGGCGAAACGTCCTGATTGCGGGCCCTGCCGTGATGACGTCTTGGCCATCGACCAGTGTGACTGCGTCAGCGTCCTTGAGAACGGAGAGGTGTGATTGGTAGAGGGCAGTGTAGACGTTCTTGCGCTGGATGCTGGTGATGTGTCCGCGGACGACGCCGACCTCGCGAGCGGCGACGCGTTCGGCGAGGTCACCCAGCGACATCGGAGCGTCGGCGTCGTCGAGCACGCGGATAGCGATGCGGCGACGTCGGCACCGGAGGACCTTGAAAACGGTATCCGGGTCAGGCATCGCTATCGCCTCCCAGTCAGGTCCATGTCCATGCGAGCGGTATGGGTTTTCTCGCGGGCGTCTTCGAAGCACGACTTGCAGAGCGGGTACTGGTCGGTGTAGGGGTGATCGTCATGGTCGTAGTGGTCACCACAGCGCTGGCATTTGCCGTCGGGCTTCTGGAGCGAGAGCACGATGGTCTGATAGCCATCGCGCGTGAAGCCCACCTCCTCGACGAGGTCGCGCTCGCGGAGTTCCTGGACGAACTCGCGGCGATCCTCCATCACACCTGATCACCGTCCTCGAATGCGTCGTGGTCGAAGTCCACGCGGACCACCCGGTTGCCGTCGTGGTAGAGCGTGCCGATTCGGACCGGCGGGTCGCCAGCCTGCTCGCGCTCGGCCTCACTCGGGATGACGTCGAACTCGTCGCGGAACTCAGGGTCGAGACAGTCGCGGGCCTGGCCTTCAACCCATTCCGTCGTCGAGACCGGTCCCGGCGAGTCGAGCCCATCAACCTCATCGTCGAAGCTGCAGAACACGAAGTCCGCGGCCCCATTATCTGGCGTCACGTGCCGATGCGCGTAGACGGCAGTCGCTTCGAGGAGCCGCGGGTCGTGCTCGACGTTGCGGACGGGGATGACGCCCTCGTGTTGCTCGTAGAGGTCGGGGGCTTCGTCGTGGAGGTGCGCGAACACGCCGTTCGCGAGCTCGTTGAACAACTCCCTGTCGGCGTCGTCGAGGTCCTCAGGGTCGAGGCCATCGAGGCGCAAGTAGGCCGCCATCAGGCATCACGCTCCTTGAGGTCGTCCGGACTCACACAAAGGTGAATACCGAACGGGGAGCCAGCGCTATCGTAGTCGTCGAGGACCACGTCGATACCGCCATCGTCGAACACTTCGACGACGGTCACGTCGGTCACCAGTGTCACTTCGTCGTGACGTTCGAACTCAGCCATCAGTCATCACCCTCGTTCTCGGGTTGGATGGCTCGCAAGCGGTCTGACCACCCGCGGTCTTCCAGACGAGTCAGCGAGGCTTCGAAATCTGTAGCGGCTTCGGTCGCGTTCTCACCACGCCCTTCGATGAGGAGTTCGTCCTGGTCTCGCGTGCCGGTGCCGCGTTTCAGCTTGGCACGAATCTTCGTGCCGTGGTCGAGCGGCCGCTTCTCACCGCGCTCGTACCCGCTGGGGTCGGCGTCCGTCTCGTCGTGTTCGGCCATCAGGCATCACCGTCCTCGTCTTCGACGAGTTTGACACTCGCGTTGTGGCCAACCTTCCGCAAGTCACGCTGTGGGCCCTTCTCTACAGCGCCGGTCGTGGCCCAGACGTGGTAGACGTCGCCAGCGTCGGTCCGAATGCCGAGTTTGTAGACGCTGCCGGAACGTGTGGGGAGCCAGTTCACGACTTCGCCCGTCCGCTCTTGGGGGTCGTGCTGGCTGTTCTGGGGGTCGTAGGTGACCGACACGCGCGTGCCGAGCGGGAGATCCGCGTGCTCGGCAGTGGTGCCCGCCGCGATGGTGATCGTGGCGGCGGGGACGGTGGCGGTCGCGCCATTGTCGCCGCGGAGCACGATGCAGTCGCCGGCTGTCGTGACGTCGTGCGGACTGGTGACACGGGCGGTCCGACCCGCGTCGTCGTGGAGGACGACCGCGGTTGCGCCCGCGTCGAACTGGCGTGCGACGGCGTCGATGACGGTCTCGGCGTCGATTATGGCCGAGATATCTCGTGGGGCAGGGAGTTCGCGGTAGATTGCCCCGGTCGGTGCTTCGGTAGCGTTTTCTGCGTTCACGTTCTTGGTTGACATGCTTCGTCTCACCGTGGCGAAGCGCGAGGTCGGGCGCTCCATCGCCCGGCCGAGATTTTCCCGGCGTCGCGCTTCTTACCCGATAGTATGTGGTGCTTGCCCTTATAGTTTGTGTTACAAACTCTTATACATAGCTCTCATCTACAGCTTGTGTCACAAACACTAAGTCGCGGGCGCACGTCGGTGGATTTGTAATGCAAGCCAGAGACACAAGCGGTATGGCACTCGACGAAGACGATCTCCGGGAGATCGACAGGGTCATCCTCGGCTATCTCCAAGAGGGCCGGGTGACGCCCGCCTACTGTCGCGACCGCATCCTCGACGAAGGCGTTCGCTCCGAGATCACCTCGACCTACTGCAGCCAACGCCTCGGACGCCTCGAAGAACACGACCACGTCCGGAATCTCTACAACACCGGACTCTACGAACTGGTCAGCGATCCCTGCGACGGGACTGGACGCTGAGACCGATGAGTAAGACCCAGACCGATACTCCGCTTGGCACGAGAGACGAGAAGCGCCGACTCCAGGAGACCGAGAACGCATGAGCCTCGAAACCAAAGACCCCGACACAAACAGCGAGATGACCGACGAACAGACTATCACCGTCGGCGACACCACCGACGGCCAGTCCTACCAGCTCCCCGTCGAGGACGTCCTCACCGGCCGCGCGTTCGCCACCGGCAAGAGCGGCGCAGGCAAATCCAACACCGGCTCAGTTATCGCAGAAGAACTCCTCACACGCGGCCACCCTCTGCTCATTGTGGATACCGACGGCGAGTACTGGGGGCTGAAGGAGGAATACGAAATCCTCCACGTCGGCGCGACCGACGAGTGCGACCTCCAGGTCGGGCCCGAACACGCGGGGAAGCTCGCCGAGCTCGCGCTCGACCAGCACATCCCGATCATCCTCGACGTCTCCGGCTACGTCGATAGCGACACGAGCGACGCACTCGTCCGGGAGACCGCCCCAGGAGTTGTTCGCGCGCGAACAGCAGGCGATGCAGCCGTTTTTGATGCTCGTCGAGGAGATCCACGAGTACATCCCGGAGGGCGGCGGTCTTGACGAGACAGGCGAGATGCTCATCCGGGTCGCGAAGCGCGGCCGGAAGCGCGGCCTCGGCATCATGGGGCTCAGCCAGCGCCCTGCGGACGTTAAGAAGGACTTCATCACGCAGGCTGATTTCCTCGTCTGGCATCGCCTCACGTGGGACAACGACACCGACGTCGTCAAGCGCGTCGTTGGCAGCGAGTTCGGTGACGAGGTGCAGGACCTCGCGGACGGCGAAGCGTTCGTGCAGGCCGACTGGAGCGAGGTGGACGTCGAGCGTGTGCAGTTCCGACGAAAGCACACGTTCGACGCGGGCGCGACGCCTGGCCTCGACGATGTGGCCCGGCCGGAGTTGAAGAGCATCGGCGAGGATCTCGTCGAGGACTTGGACGAGATCTCGGCACGCGAGGAGCGCCGCCTCGACCGCGTCAGCGAACTCGAAGCCCAGCTGGCGGAGAAAGACGCACGGATTGACGACCTCGAACAGGAACTTGAGAATAAGGAGGATATCGCGGACGCCGCCCAGCAGATGGCGGCAGCGCTCCAGCAGGGCACGGACGGGGAGCGCGCGGACGAGGTCCCAGGGGACTGGGAGGAGACACTGGAGGCGAAGAACGAGCGGATCCACGACCTCCAGGAGGACCTCGCGGCCGTTCGCGAGGAGCGCGACGAGTTGCGGGAGCGCGCCGAGGCGGCCGAATCGGAAGCAGAGCGGCTGGGGTCCTACCAAGAGCGCGTCGAGCAGGCCGAGGAGATCGAGGAGCAACTAGCGAAGGCCCGTGAGGTCCTCGGCGTGGAGGGTAAGGCCGAGGCTGGCCAGCCTGGTGCCGCCGACGGAGACAACAGTGAGCTTCGCGCCGAGCTCAACCAGCGCGAGGAGACGATCGCCGAACTGGAGGCGGAGATCGACCGTCTCCAAGAGCAGGGTTACTCGCTCGACGAGGAGTTCGAATCGAAGATGGACTTCATCCAGCACGAGGCCGTCCGCGAGGAGATTGAGCGCGCGGCCTCGAAGTCGAAGTGCAAGGCCGACCACACGTGGGACGTTCTCTCGGTGCTGATCGACCAGGAGTCGCCGACTACCGACGAGATTGCGACCTACTGTGACGTCACGAAGACGTCAGTCCAGAACATCCTCTCGAAGCTCGCCGAGCAGAACGTCGTCGCGAAGAACACGAAGCGGGGGAAGGCGCGCTACGAGCTGAACGTCGACGGGATGCGGAACATCATCCAGCAGCAGCGGAAGCGGAGCGAGATCTCGAACCTCAAAGAGCAGGTGAAGAGCTGATGGTCGCCGTGGGGGACGTTTTTTTATCTCCCCCTGAGAGAGCGCGACTATGAGCCAAGCTTTCCCAGCAGACGTCGCCCCGACAGTACTCGGCCTCACAGAAGGCGACGAGCTCCTCCTCGAGCTTTCCAGTAACGACTCTTTAATCGGGGAGGTCATCGCCACCGAGGGAACACCACCGGGCGAGTATCTCGACTCTCCAGGGTTGTACCAGTTCCATTTCGTGGCGTCGGGCGTCACCTTCGAGTTGACGATGCGGTATCGCGAGAATGCCAACGGCCACCCGAATGCGGAGTCGGTCTCCATCGCCCTTGTTGAGGGCCATGAGTGGTCGATTCCGATCCAAGTCGACATCGACCGCTTGGCAAATTGGTAATCGGGAAGCAGGTGCGTAATATTAAGTAGTGTTCTGCTAATGCTGTAGTCATGTCCATTTCAGAGCGCATTCCAGGAATGAAACCCGGCCATCGGCTACGGAACATCGGCATTGGCTTCCTCTACTTTTTCGTCATCGCAGGCGTCCTCGGCGCCGTCACGCCCGACCCCGAAGGCGGATCGGAGACTGCACCCGAAACCACGACCGCGGCCGACGCGGTGACCACCACCGCGGACATGGCGACCGATGGCGGCACCACGACCGCCGCGACGACCGCCGTCGCAACCACAGCGGAGACGACCACGACCGAAGCGCCGACTACGACGACCACGACGGTTGCGCCAGCGGAGGACGGTGCATCCTACGAGTTCTCCGGATCAGGCAACGATGTCACCGATAGCTTCAGCACGGAGGGCGGGTTCGTCGTGCTCGACTTCCAGCATGACGGGAGTTCGAACTTCCAAGTGAAAGCCGTCTCCAGCAACGGCGATGAGGAGTACCTCGTGAACCACATCGGGAACTACGACGGCGAGGTGGCGGTCTATCTCCCGAGCGAGGACTACCGGCTCGACATCACGGCGGACGGCTCGTGGAGCGCGGACGTGACTCAGCCGCGATTCAACCAGCAGGATGTCGAGGACCTCCCGGCGAGCGCTGACGGTAAGCACGCCTACTGGCTGGGGCCGTTCGAGTTCGAGGGCGGTGAGGAAGTGACGTTCGAGATCAAGGGCGACTCGCAGGCAGCCGTCTGGCTCGCTACCACGCAGGGCGAGAAGGTAGATCTCCTTCACAATGAAATCGGGCCGTACGAGGGATCGGCGCTTGTCACCGATAGTGGGTTCGGACTGATCATCATCGAAACGGATTCGGCCGACTGGCGGATCGAAATCAAGCGGTAAAAAGTCGCATTCCGAATAAACTGCCTACTACTATCGGGTTCCCTGGGGCTGCTGTTGCGCAGCTTGCTGGGCGCGAAGCTGTTGACGGTTGTCGAAGAGCTCGGTAACGAGCTGGTTCACCCGTCGTTCGAGCGTGTTCTCGATGACGTTCTCGCCGAACTCCTCAACTAAGACCTCATAGGCGGTTGTTCGGGATGCGTCGAGTTTGAGCTCGACATCGGTGGTCTCAAACCCCAGCTCCGTCTCCCTCTCGGTCGCTGCTTCGGCGTCGTCAGTCTGTTCGCTGTCGTCGGTCATTGTTCGTTCTCGATGGTGATGGCGTTCGTGTAGGCTGTCTGGTCGTCCTCGAAGGCCGCCGACAGATTGGCGAGTTCGGCCGCAAGTTCGTCTTTCCCCTGTGGAAAGTTGTCTTCCGCCTCGTCGTGTTCAACCGTCAGCACGACGCGGTTGTCGGCCTCACTGTCGCTCGGCTGATAAACGATGTTCGACCAATCGACGCGATATTCGGCTGTCGCGTCCAGGTCGTAGAGTTCGCCGACCAGGGTCGCTAATTCACTTCGGGACAATCCTTCGACAGTTCCGGTGTACTTAAGTACGAGCATAGGTCTGGGTTCTGTTTCGAGGCCGCACCACCGGCCCAACGCATCAAGGCCCCTTCACGCGTGGCTGGGGCGACAGAACACCGTCGTCGGCTCGTGACTCGCGGCGTCGGGCCGCGAACATCGACCGGAGTTCATGTCAGTGTGGTCACGTTGCCGTTGTCGTCACGAGCCTTTATTTCGCCGTTCTCTTTGAAGATAGCTGGCGAGGTCCCGCCGCCGTCACCATACCAGATTAGCTGGCCGTTGTCAGCGAACTCGACCGTCTCACCGTGGGCTTCGATATTTGCGTCCGCGTTCAAGACAATCTTCCCGTCGTAGTTTGGTGAGATCTCCCCGCGAATCGTGACGTTCTGTCCTGAGAGGGTCGCCGGGCCACCGACCGAGAACTCGCCACTCACGCCGCCACCGCCGAGCGAAACGCCCTCTGGGTCGATGGTCGCGCCGGGCGTTCCGGGGGCCGTACTTGAGATTCGGATACCCGTACTGCCCGTTTGAATGTCGAGTGGGTAGGTCCCTGCACCGTCGAGAACGAGTCCCGAGTTCAATACTTCGATGGGACCACCTTCGTTCCAGCGCTGGAGTGGCACCGAATTTGCAGCGTCTCTCACTTGCACGGCGTCGTCGCCCTTCCCCGAACTAACCAACGTGAGGTAATTATCAGTCTGAATCTTTCTCACGTTCTGGATATTATTGCTATTCATATCCAGATTGACTCCGCGAACGTCGAGCGGCCCATTCTCGTTCGCGCGAAGAACGTCTCGGTCGTTCGCCCCATCACGCAACCCGACGTACGAACCCCCACTGCCGTCCGAAATCAGCCGCATCGAGCCGTTGCCAGCGAAAATCTCACTGACGCCATAAAGCCTGTTCTCGTTGAGGTAGAGATGGTCATCGCGGATCTCGACACCACTACCGCTCGACCCAGATTCGACGACGAAGCGCGAGTTCGCCGATTCAAACGACACCTCAAACTCGTCATCATCGCCCAAGTAAAGCGGCTGGTCGTTGCCGAGGCGCTCGACCCGCCCAACGGTCCGCTGGTCGCGTGCGGCGGTGACGCCACTCCCGTCAGTATCGAACTCCCAGAGCGGGAGCCGCCGGTCGTCGGCCGCGAAGTCTCCGGCGAGCCCGACAATCACGCCGTCCGACTCAGTCTTATTCCAGCCGACGAACACCGTCTGGCCGTTCGTCGAGGCCGCAAGATCGATATTCGTCGACGTGTCCCGTGCGACCCACGCACCATGGACGAACGCTTCTCCTGGGTCAATCGCCACTGAGAGACTGTCGGCGGCCGACGACTCGGCGAACGCGTTCAGTAACGATTCGTCCAGGTCAGGATCCTCGTCGGCGAGCGCAACTTCGCCGCTCGGGACGACGTATCCAGGGGTGAGGCCGCCGCCTTCAGCGATGGCGACCGCCGTCTCGTAGGCATTTCCGGAGTGTCGGATGCTCGGGTTTGCTTTGTCAGTCATCTCTTAGTCTCCTCTCAGGTCGCCCGGAACTGGAGCTCCACGTCGATTGTCGCGGTCTTCGTCGAGTCCTTCTCGATGCTCGTGATCAACGCGTGGTTTACCATGAGATTGTCAGCGGTTCCGTCGTCGGTGAACAGTCCGACCTCGTTAAGCGTGTATCCGTTCGCTTCCGAGCTGTCGAGGAACGTCGACGTCGTGAAGTCGTTCCCGTTGTCGATGATGTCCGTGATCTCCGTCCGGTGCACTTCGTTCGTGAGCGTCGTGTCCGAGGTCGTCGGTGCAGTATCGTCGTTCCCGACTGCGAGATGTGTGACGTTGAGGTCGACCGCCTGAGTCGGGTCGAGGTTGCCGACGATGTACTCGTGGAGCCCGTCAACCGTCGTGTTCGTCGTCTCCTCAACATCCGCTTCGGGCGGCCTGGTTGCGAGAAGCTCCGCCGCCCGCGAGCGAGCGAGGCCGCGTTCGGCCTCGTAGTTCAGCGCCTCAAGGCCGAACTCGCCTGGGTCGCGAGTGAGCAACCACCGTTCGTACTCCGAGAGTTCGGAGTAGTCCTCGTCGTCGAGTGCGTCGTGTAGTTCGTCGGTGTCGAACACCGAGACCGTTACCTTGCCCCGAATGGGGCTCCCAGCAGCTGTGGTTCTCGTTGTCATTGGTTCTCGTTCAGAAATCCGCGTTCGGCCGAGCAGATCAGCGCGTTACGACCACTCGTCGAAATTCCAGTTCGACTCGCCCCACGTCCAGCCGCCCGCGGTGCCGGTTGAGACGGCGGCGGAGTCACTGGTCGTCGAGGCGTCGCTGGCCGCGGCGTCGTTCTCGCGAGCGTCGACCTCGTCGGATGCGGTCGAGCGCTCGGTCAGGGGGCGGAGGAGGTTCGGAACCCCTTCTGTCGTCGAGACGGCTTCCTCGAGGTTGTCGATCCGGTCCTTGATGCCGCGAAGGATGCCGACTGCGTCTTTGTTGCTCATGTGTGGTCAAATGGTGTCGATGTCTTGGGCGACGATGTCCGTCGTCAGGTTCACGCCGCCGTAGCTGTCGCGGCGCTCGACGACGACGAAGTTCCCGACCGCGCGCTCGGCGGGTTCGTCGACGCCGATTACGTCGCCCGGTTTCAGGTTGTGCGCGCGAACCGATTCCGCCGGGAACTCGATGGTCCGAGCGGGCTTTCGCGAGTGCCGGATGGCGGACTTTGCAACCTCGTTGGTTTGCTGGCGGGTCTTCAGTGAGTCCTTTTGGATGATGCGCTCGCGACGGCGGTACTCGTCGATGCTGTCGGCGTCCGAGAGGATCGTCGCCAGCGGGTAGGGGTAGTAGGCCCGGTGCGCTGGGTCACTCGACGCGGTGTCGACGCCGATCTCTTGGCCGGTCGAGCCGTCGCTCTCGATCATCAGCCACGGGTCGCGGTCGGGGAGCTTGTGCTCGGGGAGCAGGAACGTCGTCCAGTCGTCGTTCGCGAGGAAGTCGCTCGACAGCGTCTTCCGTGCGATGTCCGACTCCCGGCTTGACGGATCCTTCGGCGCGCCGTCCTGGTCGGCCTGCAGGCGCACGACTACGTTATCGCCACTCCCCGTCGTTCGCGTCCAGAGCTCGATGCGGGTGACTTCGGATTTCCGCGTGCGGATCTGGGTCTGGATTCGGTTCCCGTCGGAGACCGTTTCGTAGCCGTCGACGGTAGTCTGCTCGGCGTCGATCTCAACGCCTTCGCCGCCCTCGACGCGGATCTCGTTCGCGAGCGAGTCGTCGTTCTCCTTGACCTTGTGGAGGCCTTTATCGGCCGGTGTCAGTGTCCACTCGGTCGAGGCGGTTCCGAGCCGCTCGAAGACGAGGCTCGTCTCGTCCTGGGAGACAATCGCGTCCGCCCGATCGGCAAGGTCTCGCACCGCGTCGAGGAGCGACTTCCCCGTCCAGACGATGTTGACTTCCTCCGAGACGGTCGCGATCTGCGACCGGTCGATCTCCGGGGCGTTCCGCTTCAGGATGCGGTTCAAGACCGCATCCTCGGACCCCGCGATGGGGTCGCCCTCGAAGGCGTTCACGACCGAGCGCATATCGAGGACGCCGAAGACGAAGTCGTCAACGCGGAGTTCGAGTTGGGTCGTCGTCGGCCCGGTCTGGGCGTGCGTGACCGGGCGTGCGAGTCCGGTCCACCGATGCGAGAGCGCGTCCTCGCCGTCGAGTTGGGTTTTGAACCGCAGTCGGTCGCCGGACGTGATCGCGTCGGTGTAGGTCCCGCGGTCGTTCGTGAGTGCGATTCGGCCGGTGTCGATGAGGTCCTGGAGTCGAGAGTTGATGGTCAGCTGCTCGACGTCCACCCCAGGGATGACCGTGTCCGGGTCGGTCCCTGAGTTCGCTGGCGTGTAGACTTCGAGTTCCGCCGCAGCGACGTTGCGTGTCATCGGTGAATCACTCTTACTCTAGTCGGAATCCAGCGCTGCGGAGTTCGTCGGTGAACCCGCGCGCCGCCTCTCGGCCTTCCCGGCGGCTTGACGCCTCGATCTTCTCGATGGTGATTTGCGGCCCACCACCGCCCTCGCCGCTCCGGCGGTCAACCTGAGCGGGGTTGAGCACGCGCTCACCCTCGTGGAGGTAAGCGTACCCCTCGTTGAGGATGTCACCGCCCGTGTCGAGTCCGGGCACAGCATTCGAGATTGAGGAACCGACGCTGGACCCGGTGTTCGAAACCGTCGACGAGGCCGCGCTCGCGGCCTTCGACGCGGCCGTGCTGGCTCGCGACTTCGCCTCCGAGAGTGCCTTCCCGGCCTTCGACGCGGCGTCCTTCGCGTCGTTGACGACGCCATCCACGACGCCCTTGATGTCGGAGGCGATGCCTTTGGCGACGTCGAGCGCTCCGCCGAGGACGTTACTGAAGGCGTCGGCGATGCTCCAGCTCTGAACTGCGGACAGGATGCCCGACAGCAGATCCGGGAAGATAGAGTTCCCGACGAGTGCCTGGTAGAGCCGCTTCGCGAGGGCGATAAGGCCGTCAATCACGCCCGTGAACACCGAGATGACGGTGCTCTTCCAGCTGGTGAACAGCGAGGTGATGCGCGAGAGCGTGCGATCGAGGTACCCGGTGATGATGTTCCAGGCGCCTTCCCAGTCACCCCGCAGTATGGCGAGTCCCGTCCGGACGGTCGTCAGGATAGCGTCGAAGACCTGCGAGACAACCGTCTGGATGACAGTGAACGCGAACTTGACAACCATCATGACTTCGTCTCCGAACGTGTTCCAGAGAGCGACGTATATCCCGACGTACTTCGAGATCACCGTCTGGAGCACGCCGAGGAACGTCGTGATGTAGGGTCGGACGAAGCCGACGAAGTCTTGGACGACGTTCCGGATGTGCTGGAACGTCGCCTGCGCCTCCTGCATCAGCTTCTGGCCGTGGGTCTGCCAGAGTCGCTGGATCGCCTGCAGCGTCGGCTGGACCAGATTCATCTGGATGAACCGCAGGACGGACTGGATGGTCGCCCGGATCGTGTTGAAGGCGTTCCGGGCGGACTGGAGTAGACTCGTCCCGTGGGTGTTCCAGAGCGCCTCAATCTTCGCGAGCGCTGGCTGGATGACGTTGTCCGAGAGGAACGAGAGCACCGCCTGCGTCTTGTCTCGAATCCCGAATAGGTTCATCTGCCACGCCGCCGCCAGCGCCGCGATGGCCGCGATCGCGATGCCGATGGGCCCGGTCAGGATCGTGAACGCCGCCCCGAGCGCGCCCACCGCGCCTGATGCGGCGGCCGCCGCGGTCGTCGACGCTCCCAGGATGCCGATGAACGAGCCAATCGCGGTGACCGCGCCCCCGACGATGGCGGTGACGAGCGTCAGCGTCCCGAGGAGGCCGTTGGTCTTGTCGTTCCAGTCCGCGAACACCGACACGGCACTCGTGACCTTCTCGAGGAGTGCGGTCAGGTACGGGAGCAGGACGTTCCCGATCGACCGGCTGATATTGCCCAGTTGGTTGTTGAGCAACCGCTTCTGGCCGGTGAGCGTGTTCGTCCGGATCTCCATCTCCTCCTCGAGGCTCGTCCCCTCCTGGAACTGCTGGTTGACCTTCTGCTGGGCCTCCTCGGTGCGCGCCATCTGTTGGCCGAGCTTCGAGAAGCCCCGCGTGGCCTGCGTGCCGAGCGCCGACGATAGTTCCTCGGCGGTGTCGCCGCCCTCGGCCATCTTCTGGGCGACGAGGTCGAACAGTTTCTCGGGGTTCTCCTCGCGCATCGCGCGGAACTGCTCGGGCGTCATCCCGAGTGCGGCCGCGATGTCCTCCATCTTCGACGGATCCATCAACGCCTCGGCCGCGCGCCGGAGTCCACCGGCCGCTCGGCGGGAGCTGGGCGAGACCTCGTTCATGCTCGCCGACAGCGCGAGGACCTTGTCCTCGGCCAGGCCGAACCGCTGGGAGAGGACGTTCGACGTCCGGGTCGCGGTGTCCGTGATCTCGGCGGCGTCGGTCTTCATCGAGTCAGCGAGGATGTTAACCCCGTTACCGAGCTTCTCGATCTCGCTCAGGGGGACGCCGACAGCGCTGGCGATCTTCGAGAACCGCTTGCCGGCCTCCTCAGCCGAGAGGTCGGTCGCGGTCTGGATCTTCGCGATGGTCCGGACGAAGTTCTCGATGTCATCGACGCCCTCGGCACCGAACTTCCCGGCCTGCTCGGCGAGCTCCGCGAAGTTCTCCGTCGCGACGGGGATCTCCTCACTCAGGTCCTGGAGCCGACCGCTCAGTTCGCCAGCCGTCTCCGGGTCGGTGACCTTCTCGACGTCCGCCATCACGGACTCCCACTCTTCAGCTGCACCGACCGCGTCGGCCAATTGCTTTGTCGCGAACGTCGCGAGCGCTGCGCCGGCGAGCCCGACGGCCGTCCGGAAATCACCGAGTTTTCCAATGCCGCCCTCAAGGGCGTCGTTGAGACCACTGGAGTCGCCACTAATCGGGACTTGAATCTCTTCCGCTGCACCTGTTATTGCCATAAATGGTGAGTGTGGCGGTCGTTACCCGCCGGTCATGTCACTTATCTCGTCCAGGAGGCGCTGGCGTTCGGCTCGATGTCCCGCTTCGAGCTCCTGCTTGCGGGCGGCGACGTTCGCCGACGACTTTGTCCCGGACTGCTGTGAGCGCCGTTGCTCGTTCCGGTAGCGGACGCCCTCGGCGAACCGCCGGATTTCGCCTGCATGGAGCTGTGGAATCGAGAAGTAGTCGTAGCCGCCGGTCTTGTGGAGCGCGACCTCGAACGCCGCCTGCTCGGCTAGGGAGTGGCCTCCTCGGCGTCGTCCTCGTTGACCTCCTCCATCGCCTTCTCGAGGAGCTCGTCGCCCATCCCGCCGACGGCTTCGAGCGCCGCCGCGTTCTCCTTCATCTGCTGCTGCTGGACCGCCGAGAATGCTGTAAATCCCGACGAATTCTTCACACATTGGATGAGGGCAGGGACGAGGTAGTCGGGGACGTTCTCGAGGTCGCCACTGGAACCGATGCCTTCAGCGATGAACTCGCCGAAGAACGCCTCGACGCGCTCGTCGTCCGCGCGGTCGCTCTCGAGGACGTCCTCGTAGCGTTCGGCCGCGCCGCCGACCAGCGGCTTGACCTTCACGGCGAGGTCCGTGCCGGGGATGCGTTGCTTCACCGGGGCGAGCTCGCCCTCGTCGTCGCGGCGCACCCCGAAGTCCTCGGGATGCGCGATCTCCAGGTCGTCGTCTTCACCGTCTGCGAATCGGGTTTCGCGATCAGTCATGCGTTAGTTTGCCTCCAGTTCGATGGCGGGATCGCCACTCGCTTCGAGCGTCTCCGAGAGACTCGCGACGCCTTGGTCGGCCTCGACCGTCCGGGTCGCCGAGTCGGTCGGGACCGTGTTCTTGAATCGGATGATGCCGCCGCTGAGTTCGTGCTCGAGGTCGCCCTGGTCTTTCTGGAGCGACTCCATCATCGACTGATGGGAGACGAACGGGCCCGCGACGTCCGCGTCGACCGAGACCGTCCGGTTGCCCTCGTCGACGGACGGAGCGCGCGTCTCCGAGAGCGCGTTCGTCTCGAGGTCGTTCTCGACCGTCCACGATGCGCTGTTGACGCGAGCGCGGAGGGCCGACCCCGCGCGCTCGAAGCGGTCGCCGACGAAGTGCTCGAACGACGTGCCGATCTCGGCGGCGTGCGAGCCCGCGCCGAGCGGCGGGACCCCGCGGTCGCCGTCGACGGGCTGGTCGTCGTCACTGTAGGTCAGACCACCCTCGATCCCGCAGAGAGTCGTCCCCGACCCATCGGTGACCGTGACGTCACCCACGGGGTTGTCGCTGATCCAGATCGCGTCGATGTCCGCGAACTCGGACTGGGTCGTGGCGTTGGCGGCCACGAAGTTGCCGTTGGCGTCCGTCTCTTCGGTCAGCGAAATCGTCTCGGCCGTCCCAGCGTCTTCGTCTTCGATCGTGACGTCGAGGGCGATGTCGTTCTGATTCTCGGACTCGACGGTGACCGTCGTCGCAGCGCTCGGCTGATGAATCAGGTACGACCGGACTTTCTGGGGTTGGGCTTGCATTTCGAGGAGAATCGGGTTCTCCTCGCTCGGGTCGAGCGTCGGCTCGACCGACTCGACCCGAGCGCCGCGGGCGACGGTGTACTCCCGGACGCCAGCGCCGTCGTTGCCGCCGGGGTGCTCGCGCCGACCGCCGATCAGGAGTGTGCCGGGGAGCTGGTTGTACTGGTTGCGGAGGATTCCGTACGCACTCGCGTCGACCGGGTCCCCCGCAGCGTCGACGGGGAACTGCTGGAGATCGTAGCCGGTCGTCAGCGACGGTTCCTCCATCGCACGGTTGTGGTCGACCGCGTCCGGCGTACTGACGCCGTCCTGGCGGCCGAGCGACGCGCCAGCCTCGGCCTCGAACGACCGGACGACGTCGCTGAATCGCTGCCAGTCGGGGTCGGTTGGTACTTCGCCGGGCGCGGGTTCTTCAACCCATTCGTAGCGCCCGGGGAGTTGTCCACTCTCGGGGGTATCGCTTGCAGGCATGATTTAGTCCTCTTCCTCTTTGCGTCGGATAGCGTCGTACTGGGCGACCAGCGCCTCGCCGACGTCCTCCGAGACCTGCGCGGTCCCGGTCTCGGCGAACTCGACAGGCTCGTCCATGAGCTCGTCGTCGTAGAGGCGTCTCGTCGCCCGATTCTCGGTGATGATGAACACGGTTCTTTAGGGCGTCTCGGTGTGTTTCGTTCTCGCGACGACGATTCGCCGATAGTGCGTCGGCGACCGCTCGATGTCGTTCGACGAGGACGGCTGCTCGGCGTTGACCCACTCGTAGCCGTCCGGCACGGGTGGGCCCACGTCGGCTTCGTCAGCCTCGAAGAGGACGCGATGCGTCTCGCGGCCCAGTTCGTTCGCGACGGTGTCGGGATTCGAGTCCTCTGTCTGGTAGACGTCGGCATCGTGGGGGCCGCCCCAGCAGTCGATCTGGACCGCCGTGATGACGTCCTGGATGCCGCCGCGGCCGCCGGCGTCGATGCCGGAGTACTGCGTCTGTCCACCGCCGGCGACGACCGGATCCTCCGAGACGACCGCGACCTGCGGGTAGTCGTTCGCGCCGTCGTAGCCGGCGAACCGGACGTCGCCCTCTACGGTCGGGTCGGTCGGGTCGCCAGGGCTGAACGTGACCGAGACGGCAGTTTCGTCGAAGTACTCACGCAGGAATGCGACGAGGTCGGCCTTGATGTCGCGCGTCACAGCACAACCACCGTCAACGCGAAGGCGACGGCGAAGAATAACATGACGATAACGCCAGTCACGCCGTCACCACCGCCCTTGAACGTCGTTTGCGTTTCGATGTCGGGTCTATCCTGCATTGTTTAGTCCTCCACGACCGTCAGTGCGGTCACGCCGCCGTCCTCTTCGTGCGTCTCGAGGAGCCGGTAGGTCGTCCCGTTCGGATGCTGCAGTTTCGTCGGGTAGCCGTCGTCACTCCCCGCCGGACGGAGCGTCACCCCGCCGGGGACGGCGCGAAGTTCGAGGTCAGTCTCGACCTCGGTGCCGTCGGAGTCGGTGGCGGTCTGGGGCATCCCCCGGCGCTCGAGCAGGGCGGCGACCGTTCCGTCGTCACTGTACGACGGCGTCGACCGTCCACCGCCACCGCTGGCGTTCCGGACGGTGTACGTGCGGCCTTGCGACTGGATGAGTCGCTGGATGGGGCCGTGCATGTCAGATCTCGCTCTCCTTCCGGGCCTGGATCGACGCGATCGTCGTGCCCGACTCGCGGACGTCCTTTCGGTCGGCGATCTTCTTCGCCTCGTTCTGGACGGCCAGCGCGGCGCACTTGACGACGTTCGCCTCGCTATCCAGCGGGATGTTCTGCGTCGTGCTGATCTGCTGGACATGCATCGAGAGGTTCGACCGGACCCGGTCGGCTGCTGGGCGCATGAACGGCCGCGCCTCCATCTTGCTGGTGCCCAGCTCGTGGTAGACCGCGTAGCTGGTGGCCGGGCCCACGAGGTAGACGGTGTCGCCCTCAAAGTTGACGCGGACCTCCTCGAAGAGGTCCGTCACGGCGTCGATGCCGGTAACCGAGATGCCCCAGCCGTTCATGATTTACCCCCTGTCGAGTGGATGTTGCGGCTGGTATCCCGGATGACCCTACTCGACCGGCCGAACGCGTCTCCCGGATCTGCTCGCCGGACGCGTTTGCGGAGGTTTGAGATCTCGCTGGTCTCGTACTTGGTCGACGACCGGCCTGATGCGACGGACTCGCCACGGCGGTCACGACCCTCGGCGATACGTAGCGCGGCGAGCACGGCCTCTAAGTCCTGGCGGTGCTGGTCGTCCTCGAACAGGACATCTCCGGAGGCGTACTCGCGGTCGATTTCGCGCTCGACACGCCCGAGGATTCCGGTATCGTTCGAGTCGCCTTCCGTGCCCTCGATGTCTGAATCCGCGAGGTGAGTGTCGATCTCGACGCGGACGTCGGAGGCAGTGGTGCCAGCGCTCGTCGCCATGGGTTACTCCCGCCGGTTTTCGATGGCTGTGGCGACGCCGTCTCGGTCGCGGCCCGCTTCCTCCGCGGCTTTGATCGCGTCGAGATGGTCGTCGTAGCCGCCCGATTCGAGGTCGGCGACGACGTCGGACATCGGCGTCCGGTCGACGAACGCCTCCGCGTCGAACTCGTGCGTGCTGTCGCCCTCCGCATCGTCGTCGGTCTCCGTGCTGGCCGAACCTGCAGGGCCCTTTCCGCCACGTTCGATGTGACGGTGCATCGCGAGGAGTTTGTCGGCGACTGCCGAGTCCTCGACGTACGCGTAGCCGTCCTCGTCGAACTCCAGCGGAGAGTCGTCGCCGAGTACCTGCTGGTTGCGGACCTCGGCCGACTCACCGGAGTCGTTTTTAAGATAGGGCATGAGTGGTTAGGTCTGGATGGCGATGTTTGCGGTCGGCTGGGTCGCCGCGAAGCCGACACGCTCGTCGATCTGCCAGACGTCGGCTTCAATCGACTCGTCGCGGTACTGCGTGATGTCCTGAGCGCGCCGGGTGGATTCCCAGCCGAAGTTCGTCGGATCGACGAGGTAGCCTTCGCCGGCGCTGTAGTCGGTCGTGTTGGTGAGGAAGACGGGGATGTCGCCGACGGTTCCGAGGAACGCCTGGCTACCGACGAGGTTGCCGCCGGGCAGGACACCCTGTTCGATGACCTGGTCGCCGAGCTCACTCGCCTGTGTGAACTCGCCCATCTGGAGGAAGTCGGACATGTTCAGTCCTCCCGTGATGAGTCGGAGTTCGTCCAGGTCGAGTTCCTCCTGGAACGCGCGCTGGCGCGCCTCGACGATGTCGCCGTACTCGAACGTGCCCGAGCCGTCGCCGGACGCGTCGATTGCGCCCGCGCTGTTGGTGTTGCCCGAGAGGACGTTGTAGGCGATGGAGTCGAGACGAGTCTCCTCGGCTCGGACCATGTCCTGCTCTTGGTCCATCGTGATGTCGATGACGTTGTCCTCAACGTCCTCGTCTGGGATCACGATCTCGACCCCGTACTTCGTGTGGGCGACCTGGACGGTGCCGTAGTCCTTGGTCGCTCGCGGGTACTCGCTCCCAGCCGGAATCTCGGAAACCTCGCCATCGAAGTTCCCATCGCTGATGGGGAACTCGACGGAGTTCGAGTCGTTGTTGGTGGCGTCGTAGTCGCGGAACGCCCGCCGGTTCTGGTACTTCTTGTTGCGGATTTTCTCGACGATGCTCCGAACGTCGTCGTCGCTGATGATGTCGGATGCTTTCTGAGCCATAAGTAATCAGGATGCGTCGTCAGTTGTCTACAGCAGGACCCACGCGTAGCCGTCCGGTGCCGTCTGCCCGCGCCACGACCCGCCCGCATCCGATAGAGCGTGGGCAGGCCCCCCGGAGGACGTGTCGAGTGCACCGACCGTGCCGTCGGTTGCGTTGCCGAGATCGAGGTCGTCGCCAGCAGTAACGCCCGCCGCCACCGCAACCACCGTTGGCCCGCTGACGTGGACCGGCGAGACGCCACTGTTCTCGGTCCGGCGGCCGCGCGCTCGCGCACCGAGGAGTTCGTGACCAGCCTCGCTGTCGCCGGGCTCGACCTCGCCAGCGTCGATTGCGACCGCGTCGCCCGCTTCGGTGGTGTCGCTCGCATCGGAGTAGCCGATGGTGGTGGTGCTGTCGCCGCCGTTCTGTCCGGGTTCGCTTGCCATGGGTTAGAGCACCTCCACCGCCGCGTCGTAGTCGTCAGCATCCGCGAGGTCGGCCGCCTCCTGGCGAAGCGCCTCGACCCGCGAATCGGGGAGCGCGCTCCCGGCCGTCGAGAGCTTCTGGTCGATCTCTTCGATCCGCTGCTTGTCCTCGTCGCTCAGACCACTCGAACCGTTCGAGCCGCCGGTCGGCCCGCTACCCGTCTCCGGCGTTTGTGTGAGCGCCTCAACGTCGAGGTCGCCATCGTCGGTCTCGAACTCCGCGGCCATCGCGTCGAAACTCATCGCCTCGACCGTCGCCTCGCGGAGCCCCTTCTCTTCGGTGAGCGCCTCCGCCATCATGCCCTCCACGATGTTGACGCGCTCGCGCATGGCCTCGGCCTGCTCGGTGTCGATGACCTCGGGCTCGTCGACCTCGGTGGCCTCCTCGATGAGGTCTTCGTGTTTGTCTGCCTGTTCTTCGAGTTCGTCGAGCCGCTCGCGCACCTCGGCCTCGACGACCGTGGGGTCGTCCTTCTGCCGAGCCGCTGCGACCAGCTCCTGCTCTTTGTCAGTTAGATCCATGGTGAATTCGTTGTTGTCGGCCGGGGTGCTCTGGCCACCGTCGCCGTTCTGGCCGTCATCGCCCCCGGTGTTCGTCACCTCCATTCGTCCGTCGGACAGCACCTCGACTTCAACGTCGAAGTGCGAGGTCAGCGCCTCCGCCGTCGCCGACACGTCCGCCGACGACCCGACGGCAATCTCGTTCGACGGGGCCGCGCCATCGGCGACGATTGCTAGGTCGCGGACCGCGTTGACCGCCGTCGGCTCGTAGAGCGCGTCTGGACTTCCTTCCTCGCCCTCGACGAGTTCGACCTCGCGAAGGATGACCGGGGAGACCTGCGCCAGCCCGCGTTCGACGACGTCCTCGGCCTCCCAGTCTGCGAGGAAGCCCTCGAAGAGCAAGCCGACACCCTCCTCGTAGGCGTCGGCGGTGATCTCGCCGACCTTTTCGTCGAGGCTGACAGCACCGGACAACTCCGGGCCGTCCTCCGTAACGACCACGCCGACATGCTGTTCGGGGTCGAGAGAGTCAGCCATCGTGATCGGCTTCCCCTCGAACATCCCAACCATCTCCTGGAGGGTGTCCGCGGGCCAGCGCGTTCGCTTCCCCGAGAGGCCGTTCGTGATATCACCCTCGCCAAGGACGACGCCGTGGACTTGCGTCCCTCCGTCAACGTCATGGGCGAGGGCGGCGATACCGCAACCGTCGTTGAGAACTGCGTAAGTTGTCATGCGTTCCCTGTGTAGATCACCAGCGCACACCGGCAGTTCGGATGCTGTGGGAGCAATCCAGCTGCCTGGTCCGCTGGATACGGCGCGTCCGATTTCAGCGCCCGACACTGCGCGCAGGCGTCCGGCGCGAGCAGAATCGTCACCTGTTCGACGCCGGCGCGCTGCCACTCCGTTGCTCTCGCCCGATTGTGCGAGTGCATCACTTCGGTCCGCGCGATGACGTTCGCCCGCGTCTTTCCGACCGCATCGACGCGGTCGGCGAGGTCGCGAGCAATGTCCCGCGGCCCATCGCCCGACGCCAGTCCCTCGGTCAGGACGCGCCGCATGTCGTTGGCGGTCGCGTCCGTCATCCCCTGAAGAGCGCCGAAGTTCCGCTGGTAGAGCGCCTGCAGTTGCTCACGATGAACGGGTAACTGGAGCGCTGTCGCCCCGACCTCGCTACTGGCCCCGCTCTCGGCGAGACCGAGCGTGTGAAGCTCAGTCCGAGCGTCCTTGATCCCGCGCTCGTACGCCGACGTCACGAACTCGTTGTCCTGGCCGAACGTCTGGAGGATCTCGCGGTCGGTCTGGCGCTGGAGCCACCGGTTGAACGCCTGCACCTGGTCGGCCTCTCGGTCGAACGTGAAGTCTCGCGGGGCGTTAGCGAGCGCCTCGGTCTGCAGGCCGAACGCGTCGTGTTCGACGATGCCCTCACGGAGTGCCGTCATGATCGCCTGCCACCGCCCACGGAGTCGCTCGGCGTACTTCGTTCGGAGCGTCTGCGTCCGGGTCGGCTCGTCTCGCTCGCGAGCGCGCTCCAGATAGCGGTCGTGCGCCGCGGTCTGGGCGAGCCCGCTGGCGTCGGCGCTGGCAGTTGCACTCATCGGTTAGTCACCGGCCTCCCCGGCCATTTCGCCGGTGAGGTCTTCCGCCATCTCTTGGACCTCGGGGTCGGACTCGTCGACCTCGACGTCGCCACCCTTCGGAAGTGCGTCCTCGGGGAGCTGGAGGACCAACTGGAGGAGTTCCTCGGGGTCGGCGAACATGTCGGTCGGCTGGTCGCCGCGGATCTTGTCGAACGCGTTGGCGAACCGTTCGAGGCGCTCGATGTCATCATCGTCGAGCGACATGACCGGCGACTCGTCCTCCTCGGGCTCGAGCTTGACCGTCAGCCCGGACGGGTCGAGGTCGGGATGGCGCTCGGCGACGGTCCGGAACGCCTGCGTCCAGGACCGCGCCTGGGCTTGGCGCTCCTCGTGGATCGTGTCCTGGTAGGAGTTTTCCTGGCGGTCCGAGACGTGGTTCGCGATGGACTCGCCGAACGCGGTCGCGTACTTCGGCGCGGGGAGCGGGCCGAGGATGTCCGCGACATAGTGTTCGAGCGTGCTGTCGAGGTCGGGGACGGTTGGCTCCCACTGGTCGAGCGTGATCGAGCCGTCGTGGCCGATGATGTCGCCGGGGCCCAGCTCGCCGACGTCGTCGACCCAGTCGTCCTGTTCGTCGTCGCTCCACTCGGTGAGGATGACCTCGTCGCCAGCCTCGATAACATCGGTGTCGAACTCTGCGGACCAGACGCCGTACGCTTTCGTCTTGATAGCTCGGGAACGGTCGCGCTTGATTTCGCGGTACTCTTCGGCGTCGGCGGCGATTGCCTCCATGATGGAGGTGCCGAAGATGCCGTCCTCGGTCGCGTCGTCGCCCCCGATGTCGGGGTTGAGCGTCTGCTTGAGGACGTCGTTCTGGGAGAGCGGCACCTCGTCTTTGTCGAGGCCGTCCTGCCGACGGCCGAGGATGGAGCTGTCGTCGAACTGGACAAACGCCGCGGCCTCGTCGCGCTTGGTCGTCTCCTCGGCCGTCTCCGTGTCGTCCGGGTCGATGAGGATGTTCGTGTTCGCGTAGGTCCGCGCCGAGACGGTCTCCGGGCGGATGTGCTTGAACCCCGAGATCGGACCCTCGGGGTCAGTCTCGGTTCCATCCTGTTTGAGGTACTCAACGAGGACCGTCCCGCGCGTCCACTTCTGGACGGTCGTCACTTTGGCGAACGGATAGAACGGCTGGTGTTTCTCGCCCGCCATGACCGCGCAGTTCTCGAGGAACCCACCGTCGGGGGTTGACTCGGGGGCATCGTCGCCACCCATGAAGTAGGCTTCCGTCGCGTCGTCATCGGCTTCGACGCGGACGCCGGGGTTCCAGACGTCGCGGACGAACTGGTTGATGTTCGCCCGGATGATACCGATCTCACGGTAGTACTCGTGGTATTCGTCGATGTCCTCGGGTGGGTTGAGGTCGTCGACGTCACTACTCTCGACGAAGATCCGCGAGTTGCGCGTGACGGTCTCGACGGTCTGGGTGAGACGGGACGAGAGCGCTTCGAGCGTGCCGCGGATACGGCCAGATGACTGTGTCTTCGACATGGTTACTTGAGATTACCTTTGGTGGGCGAGGAGCCCGAGCGCCGCCGGACGGTCGGCGCATCGGCCACGTACCGGTCGCCCATGACCGCGTACCGGAGCGAGTCCAGCGCGTGGTCTTCCGCGCGCGACGTGCCGACGTCGTCCTCCTTGTACGACTGGAACTCCTTGATGAGCTCCGTGCAGTCCTCGACGACGAGCAGGCCAGGGCCGACCGTCTCATCGACCTCGAGGACGCCGCGGACCTCGTCGATGCCCTCGTCGATGTCCTTTGTCGCGGCGGCCGCGCTGAAGCCAGCGTCGCGGAACTTCTGGATGTGCTCGGGGTCGTGGTCGCAGTAGACCGCGCCCGTCGGCTTCTCGTTCTCGAACACCCAGCCGGTACCGTCGTCCGGGTCTATCAGGTGGTCGAGAGGCATCTCCGTCCTGTAGTAGCAGTCCAGGACGACGTACTGGTCGGCGGGCGTCTTCCCGATCTCAAGGAGCACTCGCGGGTGTTTGAACCCGTAGTCGTAGCCGTAGATCCGCCAGTCGTCGACGACCTCGACATCGCTCCTCGACACGACGTGCGTGCCGCGGGAGAACGTCGGGTAGACGAGGCCCTCGGCCGCAGCAAACCCGCCGGCGAGACCCTGTTCCTCCTTCTCGGTGCCCTCGAACTGTCGGGTGAGCTTCTCTTTCTCCTCGAGGAACGGGTTGTTCCGGGAGTCCGCGATGATGTTCGTGATGCGGGTCGGGAGCTCTTCGTCGTCCGGCGTCTCCTGGCGCTCGACGAAGTCGTAAAACTGGTTGTAGCCGTTCCCCGTCGACGTCCAGAGCGTGACGTTCGGCCCGCGGCTGGTGCGCTGCCGGGAGATAAGCATCCGGTTGAGCTTGAACAGGTCGGTGTGCTCGTAGTGCGCGACCTCGTCGCACCAGATCGTGTTGAACTCGCCGCCCGCGTACCGGTTCCAGACGTCCGCGCTCCCGAGCCGGATCACGCTGCCGTTGAAGACGGTGAGCCGTGACTCGTTCCGGTTGTAGTCTGTGATGATCGGGGAGTTCTCCGGGTCGCCGCCCTCCTCGGGGACAGTGTCCTCGCCGGGGAGTTGCTCGAAGAACACCTTGTACGTCGTCGGCGCGCCCTTCTGGGAGTCGGGCGCGATGATGAGGTTGTCGCTTCGCGGCACCTCAAGCGCCTTCTCGATAGTGTACCGAGCGCCGAGGATGGTCTTCCCCGATCCGTAGCCGCCGCGGAAGACGACGACGTCGTACTCGCCGGACTCCAGCGCCTCGATCGCGCGGAGCTGGGCGTCCCAGAATCCCCAGTCCAGGTCGAGCCCGGAGTCGTCGACGGTGACGTCGACGCCCTCACTCTTGATCGACATCGTCCTCCGTCACCCGGTGGTGCGTGATGTTCACGGCGACCTCTCCAGTGAGCTCGCCAGAGAGTTCGCCCGACACTTCGAGTTCGTCCGCCGGGGCGATGCCGAACGTGTCACAGATCGACTCGTACCGCCGGAGAAACCGCTCGTCGCCAGTCCGCCGGAACTGCTCCTTCGCGATCGCCGCCATCAACCGCGCATCAGCCTGCGCGCCCTCCGGCGTCTCGAGGACCTCGCGCGCCTGCTCGACGCGCTTGATCTCCTTCTCGGTGAGGAAGTCCTTCACGAACGACTCGGAGTACGCGCCGTGCGTTGCCGCCCAGTCGTTGCCTTCGTGGGAACTCCCGTCGCTCGACGTCCCCCGATGATGCTTGCACTTCCCCTCATCGAAGTCGGTCCCGTAACCGGCTGGCTGACCGCAGGGGTCCCCCTCACGGTTGGTGCCACCGTAGTCGCCGCAGGTCTCGTGTCCCATGGGGTGTTTCGTTCAGAACCGGCCCGGTGTCCCCGTCGACGGGCGACGAGGTCCGTACCGTCTTGCGGTTTGGTTGTCGACGGCGCGCGGGTTGTTGTGAGTGCCGTCGTGGTGACAGCGCCGGCACCGGGTCGTGAGGTTGTCGGGGTCGTTGTTTCCGCGTTGCTGGTCGACGTGGTGTTCTTCGGTGTGGTCTGCGGGTTCGCCGCAGTGTGTACAGCGGTCAGTCATCGTGGTCAGCTGGGACGATGTCGGGGAACGTGTCCGAGTCCTCGCAACGTGGGCACTGTTCGAAGTGGTCGGGGAGGTCCGCAGCGGGAGTGGTGTAGCCGCAACGCTGACAGACTGCTACCTTCCCGGCGAGGAACAGGAGTTCAGCGCACTCTTGGCAAAGGGTGAGCGTTTCACCGGGGCGAAACGCCTGCGTGAGCGCCGACGGCGACGTCTTGAGAAAGGACTCGCGGAACTCGCCCATGAACGCGGGGGAGCGGTCGTAGCGGACCTCGCAGATGTCGCAGTTGAACGTGTAGCCCATCGGTTACTCCTCTCGGTCGGCGGTTTCTTGGCTGACTTCGACGATGGCTTGGGCGAGCGCCTGGTAGTCGGCGATCTCGACGCCATTGTACGCGCCGAGGATGGCGAGGGCGAGCGGGGCGATGACGGTGGGGTCGCCGCCGTGCTTGATGCCGAGGACGGTGATGGCGGTGAGGCCGGCGTTGACGACGATTGACCGAATGATCTTCAGGCTCTTGAGCATCTTGAGGTCACCGCCGGTCTGGTGGATTGTCTTCCAGTCGTCGACGAGGTGGTCCGAGCAGTACCACGGCCGATCACAGGATGTCGGTTCTGCGGCCATGGCATGCATCACCCTCCAGACTCCCCACTCTCGTCGTCGGACGTATCGTTGCCTTGCAGGTCGCCGACTGCGGCGACGCCGTCGCGCATCGAGTCGTCCCAGAGGTAGTAGGCCGCGCCGAGCGCGATGGCGACCGCGCCCAGAAGGATGAGCGAGTCAGGTTCGCGGCCGGTCCATTCCATCGCCAGCCAGCTAGCGAAGAGGCCGAGGATGATGATGGCGGCGAGAACGGTACGAATCAGTCGTGGAATCGTGGTGTTTCGTGTCATGATTGTTATCGTAGATTAGAAGCGTTTGAGTTCCTGCCAGCCCTCCCGTGTGCGGATGCCGACGACGGTCTCGTTGGCCTCGTCATGCACCTGGAGCGGGGCACCGAGGGCGAGTTCGATTGGGGGCTGGCGAGCCATCCGTATTAGAGAAGGGTTAGTTCGTCGAGGGACGCGACGACCGTGGCGGTGCCGACATCGACCGCGACGGACAGCGCCTCGCACGGGCTGGTGTTGTACTGGGGCGACCAGCGGACGTCCGCGACCTCGCCCTCGACCTCGCGACCGGCGACGGCGACTCGGACCGGGAGGCCTTTGGGGAGCGACGTGATCATGAGTCGAAGAGCGTGATGCTATTGATGGCGTCGTCGAACGCCGCCTCATAGAGGTCGAGGATACGTTCGACGATCTCGACAGTGCGGTTGTTCGAGTCCGCCCCGCACGAGGACGCGCACAACGCGTTCACGTAGCCAGTGGGGGTCGGTTCGTACTGGAGCCGACTTGAACACCGGGGGCAACGGGCTTCGACGTGGTCGAGCATCCACTCGGTGTCGAAGCCCTTGCGGTGGAGGCGCTCGGCGAGCGTGTACCACAGCCAGCAGTCCCACGGATCTTTCGCGCGAAGGCGGGCGATACCGAGTGCGGCCGCTTGATAGAGACGGCCGTCTGCAGTGTCGTGGCGTCGTTGGTGGATGCGCTTGAAGTACCGGGCGAGCGCGGTCGAGGAGTCGGAGACGAGCTTGCCGTTCGAGAGTTCGCCGCTACCATCGAGTGCTTCGCGGAGCGGGAGCGTTCCAGGATAGTGTCGGTCGCGGGAGAGTTTAGCGCCGCTGGTGGGGCTGAATTTGTGTGCGCCTTTCATATCTCGGGGGAGAAGAAAGCTGTCGCTGTGGTTCGTCCCCCTTCATCAACCACGCCGACCGCTGGGGTGGTCATCCGAGCGACGCACGATCCTGTTGTCAGAAGTGAAAGGAATAGAGGCATTAGTTCTATGTGAAACCGGAATTATTCCCGACTGTTCTCCCGTGAACGCACGGTGTAGACGCTCTGCCGAGCATCACCCCCTACGAAGGGGCGCTTCTCGACCACATCCTCATCGACGAGCTCCCGCAACGCCGCTCGGGCTGTCCGCGCCGGCAGGAGCGTGCGCTCGATGACGTCCTGCTGAGTGAGGGGACCATCCTCCTCCTGGAGGACGAGGTAGACGAGCTTCGCGCTCGGCGGCAGATCTCGAACCGCGTCGGAGTCAATCTTGAGCGTAGTCATGGGTCTACGTGCTGATGTCCAAGCAATCTGCCCGAGAACCAGAGCCAGCGAGCCCGAGAGAACTCTAACTGTTGATGAGTTCGACGATGATTTCCCGCATTTCGTCGTTGGGGCGTCGCCGGTTCCCCATCTTCCGGAGAACCGTGAAGTAGAACCGTTGTTCGACAGTCATCTGACTCCACCCGACTTCGTGCGGGCATTCTGGACAGTATATGACTTCTCCGCCATACGCTTTCGCGCTCATGTCGTGGCCGCATTCCGGACAGGTAAACGCCCCGTCGACTGATTGCATGAACTTGGGTTCGTCGCTGACTTTCGTTCGCCGTAGCATGGTATCTCAATTTCGGGCCGCTTTCAAGAAGATACTTGTCACTGTTCATCCGGCCACCACACGACCGGATTTGAGCGAGCATCGATGCGGTTAGGTTCCGCCTCCTGGGTCCAACCGCGCCGATCCGAGCTCGTGACGGTTCCCGGAGAGGCCGAACACCTCCCGCGCTACGGGAAGCCAGTCGGTCAGGGATTTGGATTCCTCAACGAGAGCCCGCAAGCGCCGGGTTAACGCTACTTCGACGCTGTCGTTACCAGTTAGAACCGATAACGCCTGTGTCAAAGTAGCGATTTCCGCCGTGTAGACCACTCCAGACCGCTGTTCGTACGCTCCCGCGTCAAGCAGTCCGATGGCTTCCAGATCGGCTACCCACCGCCGGACCGTGCGCTCCGTGACGTCCAAGCCGTGGAACTGGGCGAGTCGGTGGATCGCCTCGATGTTGAACTCGACGCCGTCCGCGGTCGCGTCGCCGCCCGTGGTTTCGATGAGTGTCTCAGCGCGGAAGCCATCGGGGCCGTCCCCCTCGCCGGCGCTCGCGATGACATCCGCAAGATCGAGAGCGCGGTCGGCGACCGGGAGGAGTGCGTGGAGGGGGTCGGCGAGCTCTTCGAACTGGCAGACCTCGTCGACGGGCACGTCGGTCGGCACGTTCGTCAGCAGGTAGGCGTGCTTGGTCTCGTCGGCGAGCAGCGGCCGAATCCGGTGGATGACCTGCTCGAGTTCCTTCTCGCGCGTCTCCTCGAAGAGCTCGCCGACGAGGCCCGTGTAGTGCTTGGTCGGGACCGCCCGCCCACGGCCGTGGTCGTCTTCGTAGAGGAGCTTGCGGTAGACCGGTGGGTTCGAGCAGTCCTGCCGGGTCGAGTGTTCGGTGCCGCCGACGCGGAGATCGTCGTGGTCCTGGGAGAGCAGCGCGGCCTCGCGTTCGAGATCTTCGACGTTCGCGTGAGGCGCGCCGAGGCAGACGACGGCATCACATTCCGTCCGGTTGAGGCCGCGAGCAGCGTGATAGTGCAGCCACTCGACGGACTCGGGGATGTCGAGTATCTCGCGGGCCTCCTGGCGACCGACGACGAGCAGGTTGTCGTGAACGGTCGCGAGCTTCTCGACCGCGCGCTCGACACGCTCGCGGAGGCTCTCGGTCTGCTTGAGCGTCGACCAGTGGTACTGGCCGTTGAGGACTTGCGTCACCTGCAGGTTGGCGTCGAGCGGCTCGTCACCAGTGACTGCGACGTGATCGGTCGGGACGCCGTAGAGGCCGGCGACTTTCTGGGGAACTGCGGTGGCGTCCAAGACGAGGGGCTTGCTGGGGAGATCGCTCACCAGTGGGAGTGACTCGTAGGTGAGTCGGGCTCCGTCCTCGATGTCGGCGTGGAGGTAGGCGGAAGCGCGTGCGGCCTCGGCGGTCTTGCCGACGAGGAAGTCGGTGCGTTCGTCCCAGCCGCAGCCGTCCTCCTGATTACAGACACGCCCACCGTCCTGGTGAGTAAGGTCGCCCCCGCAACGCGGGCATTGTTCGAGGAAGTCGGACGCGGCGATGGCCTTGCGAGCCTGATCACTCGGAAGTCCGGCCTCCATCGCGGCTGCGAGCAGTGCGTCGACGGCGAGGGGTTCGCCGTTCCAGTCGTCCTCGCGCATGCGCTTGAGGATGGTTTCGTTGTACTCGAGTTTCGCCTCGGCGAGCGTTTCCGCTACGAGCTCGCGCTCGACGACGTAGCAGGTGCGCTTCCGGTAGCCCTCGCTGGGCATGCCCTTGAACTCCTTTTTCGTGGTCTGCTCGACGTCGTCGGGGTCGACGTCTGCGGGAAGATCGTCCGGGTCGACCTCGACCGAGATCAGCTCGCCGTCGACCGCTGGCGGATCGATGGCCGCGAGCGTCAATGGCCCATCGGGATTCGTGAGCGCGTCGACGAGCCGGTGGGCGAACGCGGCGAGTTCGCCGAGTACGTCGGGAGCACCCGCGTAGTTCCCGATGCCTTCGAGGGCGTTGCCGAGTCGGACGAGGTCCTCGACCGAGAGATCCTGTTCGGAGCGTAACGCCCCAGGGGTTTCGTCGATGAGGACGTCGCGGTCGGGGCCGTTCGCGGGGTTGCGGATGGTCTTGAGCGTCTGGTATTCGTGAACGCCGGCGATCTGGTCGGCGCTGGCGGCCTCGGCGAACTGGTCGAGCCACGCGCAGTTGCCGTCCTCGTCATGGCCGGGGAGCTCGTCGCCGAGGAGGGTGTGTGCGCGGACAGGGCCCAGCTGGTCGGCGAGCGCCTCGTATCGCTTGCGGTCGGGGTGATCCTGCCCGAGGTCGTACACGGGACACACGTGCGCGCAGTCGCCGTTCGGGTGGGTTGGGCAGTCCTCGTCGGCGTGGTCGGCGTCCATGCAAACGGGGTCGCGCTTCTGTGCGCCGCCCTTTAAGTGGAAGTAGCGGTCGGGAGTGGCGTCGTCTTTGATGAACTCGCGAGCTTTCTCGTGCTTGTCGAAGAGCACGGCGTGGGGGCGGTCGCGAGTTGCCGCGGCCCGAGCGGCGTTCGTAGTTTTCCCTGCGCCGGCGTCGTCGCCGAAAATGACGGGGCCAGTGGCGTCGAGGAACTCGTCGTAGCGTTCGCCCTCGAGGGCGGCCCACCGCTCTTCGCGGTCGAACGACTCGGCGTCGCGAACTGGCGGGTCACACTCTTCGACATTCCACTGCGTGTTCGACGCGTTGCGATCTGGAGTCGTAGTAACCAGTTCGGGGATGTCGAACCCGAGTTCGCGAAGGTGCTCGATGGCCGTGAACCAGAGTTCGCCGCGGGCCCGGCGGGGCGAGGCGTTGCGATGGCTCATCTCGCCCATGTGGATGAGGCTCATCACGACGGGGCCGCCGTAGCCGCCTTCGTCGCCAGTGTCCTGCCAGATGCGGTCGTCGACGATGTTCGCCGTCCCGTTCGCCGACCGCCCCCACGTCGGGGCGAACGCGCGGTAGCCGTCGCTGGTCGACGCGTTGTCGTTCCAGCTAGCGACAATCGTTCGGTTAGCAACGCGGCGAGCGTCGAGGCGGTCGAGCGCGGCGAAGACGTCCCGGATGTCGTCAGTAGTCTCCGTCGACGACGTCGCGCTTGGCTGGTAGTCGTCGAGGTCGTAGTCCTCGCGAGTAGTCGAGACGTCGTCATCCCGGTCGCGCTGGCTGGTGGCGACCTCGTCGTTCGCGTCGAGGAGCGCGTCTAGGACGTCGGCGTTCCAATCGCGGATCTCGGTCGGGGTGCCGAGGACGTGGTCGCCGGTCGCGACGCACACGCGCTTGCCGGGATAGATCTCGATGGAGGGGAGGTCGTCGTTGTCTCCCCAGGGCTCGTCGTCGATCTGCCACGCCGCCTGCTTGACCCCGTCGGGGAGATCGCCGCGGTACTGGGCGTGGACGCCCGCGCCGGACTGGGAGACGTCGGCGTACGTCAGGCCGAGATGTTCGAGGATCGCCTCGAAGGCGGGGTGAACCTCGCCGGTCTTGCGGTCGCGGACATCGTCCCCGTCGACGTAGACGTAGGGGTCGCTCTCCTGTTGGAGGAACGCGCGGCCGTCGAGGCGGTCGTCGACCTCGGCCATCGCGATGGTTTCGCCGTCGACGTAGTGGCCGGTGTAGCCCCACTTCCAGCGAGCGTCGCAGTCGCACTTCGCGGCGGTGTCGTGGCCGTCTCTGCTACACTCCGCGGGCGCGTTGCGGTCGCCCCACGGCGCGAACGGCTTCTTGTCCCGGTGGCCCATCCACTGCTCGCGGTCGAGGAGTTGCTGCGGCCAGACGCCAGACTCGGGAGTGGCGAAGTTGGCCTCGTTCCACCCAGAGTTGGTCGGTCGTGCATCGTCGGAGCTGAGGTCCTCCGAGATCTCGGGGTCGGAGTGTGCATCGTCGTGGGTATCTTCTGGGGTGTCGCTAGCCGAGTCGGTCGCGGTGGTAGGTTGGTCGTCGGGGGTGGCGAGACGAATCGCGGGATTCTCGCTGAGGGTGTCGTCGGCGAGTTCGAGGGCGTCGGTCTCGCGGAGGGCGTCCCGGAACTCGTAGTCGCTGTAGCCGTGCGCTTGGGCTTGCGCAAGGAGTTCGTCGCGGGGGACGGGCGCGAGGATTTCCTCGTGCCCGAGGCGGCCCTGGGTCTCCCACATTAACTCGATGACGTCGATGTCCGCGTCGGCTTCGTCGCGGTGCGTGCCAGACTGTTCGTCGAGGTCTGAGCGAGACCGTTCTCGCGACCTTCTACCGTGGTCCGGGGTGCTACTACTTGTGCTTTCGGGCGAATCGGTGGATTCGGAGGTGTCCTCACGGAGGGCGTCCGCGACCGCGGTCGGCGACGCGTTGAGTGCGCCCGCGAGTTCCGGGACGTCAGCGTCCGGGTGCTGGTCACGATACTGGGCGACGCGCTCGGCGAGCGAAAGGTCGTCCCCCGTCAAGGCGACCACCTCCAGTCGTCGAGCGTGGTCTGCCCATGGACGTTCTCAGGCGGACCGTCACCGGGCGCGGACTCGGGCGTGGGGACGTTCTCAGTAGTCTCCTCGCCCGACGGCTCGGGCTCGGTCGCGTAGACGGTCTCGTCGCCACCGCTGTCGTCGTCGAGAGCGGGGCGCTCGGTGATGTACTGGACGGTGCCGTCGAGCGCGCGTCCCGAGTACGAGCGGCGGTTCACGCCCACCAC